CAGCTCCGTCAGGAAGGCGAACAACGGGTTGGGGTTCGTGTTCCCGGCGGTGATCAGGTGCATCTTGATGCGGCTGAAGTCCGAGGAGGTGTTGAACGCGGGGGCGTCCACGTTGTCCGGACGGGTTCCCGCCTTCACCCCGGTCGTTCCGTCCCGCTGCTCATGATCCACGGCGACAAAAGACAGGTCAACCGTGATCTTGTCGGCCTGCTTGATGGACATGCTCAGTTCGTTCGGGACAGCGCCCAGCAGGTATTCGGACATGGTCCCGTTCGCGTCCTGGCCCAGGGTCCGTTCCAACTGGTAGCTGCGCTGCTTGATCAGGGCGGGGTCCTTCTCGTTGCGCAGGACGTTGCCGAAGAACAGCTGAATGGTCTTGCCCGTCCCGGTTTCCGCCGTCATGGTCGAAGCGGTCTTGTCAAATTCCAGGTAGGTCGCAGCCACGGCGCGGACGCGGGCGAAGCCGTTGTTGGCCGCAATCGTGAACTTGGTCGCTGCCGAGTCGCCCCCGATGAATACCCATTCGCCCGGGATCAAGCCCAGGGTCGTGAGGTCCTTCGTCCCCGAAGCCCGGACCAGGCGCGGGTAGCTGGCGGTCACGTCAATGTTGAATTCAGCGGAACCGAGTTGAATGCCAACCTTCCGAACCTTCGCGGAGGCGGCGGGCGTCTCGTCCACGGCGGTCTGCGTCACCACGATGGTAGTGGCCGTGGAGCTGGCCACGTTCTTCAGGCCGTTGTTCGCGGACTGGTTGAAGCCCGACATGAGGACCAAGTCACCAGCAACAAAACTACTGCCCAGCGTACCGGAGCCCAGGGTGTAGGTTTTTGTGGTGCCTGTGACCCCGGAGAAGGGAATGGCGGTGCCGTTGAGCGGAAGGTTGGTGGTCTTTTCGCGCATCGAAGCAAAGAAGAAGCCCTGGAGAAGGCGGGTCAGGTTATTCTGGGTCAGGTCCTGAACAAAACCACCCGAGGCGTCCAGGTCAGTGATCACGCCCTTCTTGCGCTGGCGGGAGGCGTTGATGGGGTTGCGGGCCATCAGCGTGGTCTGACCACCAAAGTCCTTGTAGCTGTTGGGCTCCAGCGGATGCCAGACCGGCGAAGCCGGAAGGGTCTTGATGCTGTCCTCCTCCGCATAGCGGAGGCCGGTCACATTCGAGTCGATTTTGTTTGCCATGATTTTCTCCTGTCAAAGGGCGTTGAGGTTCTCATCGAACCTCGTCATATTGGAACTCCAGGGTCATGTTCATCTGGTACCACTCCCCGTCCGGTCCCACTTCCTGTAGGCGGGCGTTGCGGAACCAAATGCCGCTGTCCGTGCTTCGCCCTTCAAAGGCGTCCCGGGCGATTATCCCGAGTTTTTCCGCAAAAGACAACCCGCCCCCAGCGGCCAGCGGGGTGAAAAGCTGTACGGTGATCAAACCGAGACGCAGGAAGCGGCGCTGGCCCGGGGGGCCGAAGGTCCCCTGGCGGGAAGTCCCGTGGCGCACCGCGATCCGTGCCCAAGCCTCCGAAGCGGAGGGCGGGCCCCCCGCGTCCACTCCGGGCCACTCCACGCGGACGGCCTGCCCCCCGTTGAGGGCGGGCGTCTGGGCCGTCCAGTAGCTGTTGAACAGTCCCAGGATTTCATCGCGGGCGCTGTCGAAGGTCGGGAGGGTCATTGGCGCACCTGCAATTCATACATGATCGGTTGGCCGTTTGGGTTCAGGGGCTTGATCGTGACGATCTTCCACTGCTCCGAACCCCGAAGCACCAGGCCTTCGACCTCCGGAGCGGAAGCCAGACCGGAGGCGGACACGAACACCCGCTGGTCACCCGTCCGCACGGTGTCCCCATCCACGTACCTTTGTTCATAGCCCAGGAACACGGCCACCGCCGGTTGGTCCACGGGCGTGTTCGTCCCCGGCTTCCAAGGCTTGGCCGGATCGGGGGCGGCTCCGGCGGAGAAGCTGCGCAGGGTCACGGCCTGGCCGTTCTTCGTGATCAGGCGCTGGGCCAGTGCGATAGCGGAGTCAAACCGTGCCATGTCGTCAGCCCCTCAGCACCGTTCCGCCGGTCCGCGTCAGGCCCGCCTTGATCAGGCGCTGGTCCGCTGCCGGGTACTTGGGCAGGGTGAACACGGAGCCCGAGACGTAGGTGACGGACTCACTGATGGGTCCCACGCTTTCGGACTTCGCGGCGATAGCGGCCCCGGTTCCGCCCCGCTCCGGATCGGGATTCAGGGCGGCACTCAGTGCGCGCAGGGCGTACTCCGCCACGGCTTCCTTCACCTCCACGGGGATGCCGTTGATGGCGTAGCCGTCACGGCCACGGGCACCGTACCGGGGCCACTCCGTGGACTGGTCCCGGCCTTGGAGGCGCTGGCCCACGAAGCTGAAACGCTGGTCCAAGTAGTCGGTGGCGCGGACGATCGCGGACGCAATCTGCGGGTCCGTGAAGGAGGAGAAGGCGTTGCCCCGGTCGGTGTGGTAGGTCTTGAACTCCTCCACCGTGATGTAGGCGTTCGCCCCCGCCACCGAGCCGTTGTTGTCTTGAACGGTCAGGCCCATGTCAGCGGCTCCCGGTCGTTTGGGCGGCGCGGGTCTGGTTCAGGACCCGTCCCACGATGATCGCAAGGCCCAGCCACTTCACCCAACCTTCGGGAAGGTAAGCGGCCACCGCAGGGAGGCTTTCCGCCAGGACATCCAGAACCACCAGGAGGACGGCCAGTTGGACGCTCAACCATTTCCAGGCGTTCTTCCAGTTGTCCACAAGCACTTGTTTCATGCCGGGTACTCCTTGCGGGGCAGTTGGAAGTGCGGGCCGTCCTTGAACTTCTGCCAGTCTCCGCCCCATTCGATCGGGACGCCCAACTCAGCGGAGGCTTGCTTCACGGCGTCCGCGATCTTGTAATACAGGGGCCAGTCCCAACGCACGGAGCCCGAGACGTATGCCCCGAGGTCCACGGCGTGGCCGGTGAGGTGGCGGCTGTTCAGGGTCTGGGAGGCTCCGGCCTTCACCAGCTGCTCCTGGCGGGCCTTCGAGCGGACGCCCTCCAGCACCGCGAAGTCCACGGTGGTGATTTCAAGGGCCCGCTTCACGACACGCACCAGGTCGGGGTGGACTCCGGTGAGACGGTCCAAGGACTTCTTGCTCAGGACGTACATCATTCAGCTCCTGTGAATTGGGGGACACAACCGCGGATTGCCCGCTGGTGCTTTCCCCGTCCAACCCAGGGAACCCCCCAGGAACCCCGCCGATAACAGCAGGACGCCCAGGAGGAGCAGCGGCGCGGGTGGGGGAAGCACTTCAGACCCCGCCCTTGTGAGTTGCGGCTTTCATCGTTCATCTCCTTCCGGTCAGTCGGGGGACCCGGCAGCGGCCTTCGCCTTCTCACGGGTGAAGCCCGGGGCGGCGGCTTCCACGTCAGCGCGGGTCAGGCCAGAGGAGCCATACAACTTCTCCGCGGCGGTCATCGCGGGCTTGCCGTCCTTCGTCCAATGGCTATCGTCCTCCGGGTCTAGGCCCAGGACAGCCTTCTGCAACTTCTCGTTCAGCTGGGGTGCTTGTCCGTCCCCTTCGGGAGCCAGTTCACCGGGCGCAGTTCCCTCCCCGTTGGGCGGAAGGTCGCCTTGAATACCCCGCAGGCCCTCGTGTCCTTCCGGGTAGGCCTGCCAGTTGCGTTCGAGGAACTGGGCGTGCAGGGGCATCTCCTCCACCGGGGCGATGATCGTGGTGCGGCCCTCCGCGAAGCGGTATGGCAAGCTGCCCAGGTTGACGGTTTGGCCTGCGAGGGGGCCGGTGAGGACAAAGGTGGTTTTGACAGTTGACATGTACGGGCTCCAGGTTGTTGAACAAAAAAAGGGCGGACAAGTCTCAGTGACCCGTCCGCCCTCCGGCTGAGGCTCAAGCCCTCCGGGAGGAGGACCCGGGCGTCAGTTCAGGATGCCGTCGGCAGCGGCAAGGCCCTTCTCACTGAACAGCGCCAGGCCGCAGTACCACTTGACGCGCCAGATGTGCTCGTCAGCGTCCTCCGCTTCACCCACGTCCACAACTTGGATACCGGAGGCGTTCGCGGCGGTCAGACCGGCAATGCCGTGGGTGCGGGAACCATCATCCAACGTGCCTGCGAAGATCGTAGTGCAGTTGATGCCTAAACCCTTGGTTTGGTTGACCGGGATGTAATCGTTGCGGAAGATCGGCACCATGCTGTAGGCGGGGACTTCGGCACCGCTGGGCAGCTCCACCACCTCGTTCACCGAGGCACCGCCCAGGGCGCGGAGCAGTGCCTTGTAGCTGCGCAGGGTACGGGCCGGCATGGTGATGTAGTCCACCGCTCCGTCCTTGTCCACCACCAGGTCCAGCAGTTGGTCCAGGATGTCGAAGGACAGGTTGGAACCGTTGGTGCCGGTCGTGGCCTTCTGGCCGGAGGCGCACAGCTGGATCAGGCCCGCGAACTCGTTGCCGGTGCCGGTGCCGTTGATCAGCTGGTCCTGGAACTTGCGACCAGCGGACTTCGCCTTGGAGGCGATCTGCGTGGCGGTCTGGTCGTTGCCGTCACCGGATCGGGTGGCCTGGATCAGGCCGTTCACTTCCGCGTCACCCATGATCGTGGTGAGGTTCGAGTTGACCTTGGTGAAGGTCGCAGCGGCCTTACCGGCGGAAGCACCAGAGAAGGTCGTGCCGACACCGGCCAGGATCACGTCACCGAGGACGTTCTCACGGTTGTAGGCCAGGCTGTTGCCTTCAATACCATCGAAGGGGAGGACATCGAACATGCGGTTGACCGTGATGATATTCTCGATCACACCGGCAACCAGTTCGTCCTGGGCCAGTTTGGCCGATTCAGCAAGGGTCACAGAAGCCATGATGGTTTCTCCATTGAGAGGTTGTTGATTCAGTAGGTTTCAGCCCCGTCCCGCGTCACGCGGAGTTCGCTGCGGCCCCGGAATCACTCCTGCTGGCCCTCGCATTTGGCTTTTCACCAAAAGTGTCGGAAGTATAACGCCAATTTTCCGACAAGGGAAGCCGGGGCGCGTTCCGGCATCCCTCGTGGGATCAGCGGCCCCGGCGGAAGTTGCCCTTGGCTAGGCCTGCGGCGATCTTTTCGTTGGCCGACAGGACCTTGCCTTGCTGGCGCGGAGGCTGAGCGCCACCGCGGGGCGGCATACCCCCGCCCGCCGGGGCTTCCGACTCGAACAGGCGGCCAAACTTCTCGTTGGCCTTCATTTCCGCCACCAGTTCCTTGATGGTCATGGGCTGGCCGGTCACGCCCGAGTAGCGTTGATCACCGGCCCCGTCCACCACGAACACCTTGAATTCACCGTCCTGCTCCACCACTTTCACCTGGTTCTTGATGAAGGGCAGTAGGAGTTCCGGGACACCCTTCAGCTCCGCCACGGCGGCGGTGGCAGCGTTCTCGACCAGCAGCCCATACAGTTGGTTCTGGAGGGCGGTGGCGCGGGCGTTGTTCTTCTCCAGCTCCTTGGCGTGGGCGGCGGCCAGGTCGGAGCGGACCTTGTCCAGGTTCAGCTTCGCTTCGCCCCCGGCGGCCAGCTGGTCCTGGAGTTCCTTGATCTTGGTCTGGATACCGGCCTTGATTTCCTCCGGGGTCTTGCCGAAGTCGGCCAGCGGGCTCAGGTCCACGGGGGTTTTCGCCTTCGCTTCCGCGCGGGCGGCCTTCAGGGAGCGGTTCAGGCCGGTCACGGCCTCCACAATGCCCTTGTACGCTTCATCCGGCGCGAACTTGCCATCATCACCCTGTTTGTAGATACCCCGGAACTGTTCGGGGACCTTGTCGATGCTGTCGACTGGAGTGAAGTCAAATTCCATGATTGTATCCTCAAGTATCAGCGGATCACCCGCCCGTGTTGTGCGTCACGCACCGTCATATTGTAGCCTCAGAACTTTTCAGGGTCAAGGCCTGCCTTGCGGAAGGCTTCCGGACGGGTAGCGGCCAGCTGTTCCAGCGTCAGCTCATTCCCGGCCCGGTCCACGAAGTTGTCCACGGTCAGCCCGCCCTTGCGGAACAAGGCCCCCTTGGTCTTGCCCAGAACATCGTCCTGGAACTCCTTGGATTGTCTTGACAGGAAGTCCTGATATGTCGTTGCGGCGGGAACCCGGCCCACGTTCTTCTCCGCCCACTCCTTCCGAACGTCCTGGATGGGTACGCCCCGGGCCTTCGCTTCCGCCCGGAAGTCCGTCTCACGGGCTTTGCGAGTGCGAGTGTCGGTGACCGTAGGTCGATTGCCCACCAACCCCACCCCGTCAATATACGCCACCATGGTGGAGCGGCAGTTGACGTGAGCCGGGGGCTTCGCGTCCGGGGGCTGGAGCGGGGGGACGCCCTCCGGCAGCGGGTTGTCCCCAACCGGAGCCCCGTGGCCGTCCCGGGCGCGGCAAGCAGCGGAAGTCCGCCCGTCCAGGGTACTGACCCAGATGCGGGCGGTGATCACATCGCTGTTCGCGTCCCAGACGTAGCTGCGGGCCGTATTGGACACGTGGTTCACCGCCGTCCGGACGATCGCTTGGGCGTCCCGCCGGGTCATCGACAGGATGCCGTCCGCGTAGTTGTTCTTGCGGGTGCCCACGACACGGCGCACGATGTCGTCAATAGGTTCCCCCTGGGTCATCCCGAGCTGAATGGCTTGTACAAGGCGCTGCTGGTCCACCTGCTCCAGGGTTTTGAACCAGTCGTTGAGCAACCGGCCCTGAAAGGGCTGCGCGGAGACGATAGCCCGAAGCTGGTCCGCGGCCACGGCGGCAAAATGGACCTCAATCGGGATTGAGGACTGAAGCACGGAGGCTTCCCGGGCGGCTTCCATCGGCGCAAGCTGGTCCAACTCCCCGCGAACTGTGCCGCGGGCCTCCGCCAGCGCGGCGGCGCGGGCTTCCTTGATGTCGGCCAGCAGGGCCTTCCACCGCTCCCCGGTGTAGTCCAGGTCACGGCCATCGAACCGGGCCAAGCGTTCCTTCAGCTTCTGCGTCAGCTCCGCGTCCGCCTTCTCCAGGAGGGCGGCGATGCGCTTGTTCAGCCCCGCCGTGTACCGGCGCAGGCCGATCTGGTGGCGCAGCGCGGCATCCCTGTATGCCTCGTTGACGGTCTGGGTGACGGGGGAACGGCCCGCGGCAGCGAGGCGTTCCCGCATACCCTTATCGCCCAGGTAGTCCTCGCGGAACCTCCCGACCCCCTCCACGAGGAGGGTGCGTTGATCGGCCCCGCTGCCCTGTTCCAAGGCGAACCTCTCCGCGAACCATTCCCCCAGGTTCTTTTTTGAATACTCACTAGGATCGCCCAGCCGCTTGCGCAGGTCCTCTTTTGCGGCTTTCCAAGCGGCAAAGCCGTCGTCATCCAACGACTGTTTTATGTGAGCATCGACAGCATGCGCATACTCGTGGTCAATCAGCGATGACAGCCCGCGGTCACCCACAGTGACCGAGTAACCGCGATCACCCACCGTCTGCTCAGCAGCCTTCCAAGTACCACCCAACCCGTTGGTGGAAAACGTGAGACGTTTGGTGAAGCTGTCGTAGTCGGAGGTGAGCCCTTGGGTATAGGCCACCCCCTTGAACACCCAATCCGGGACGCCGTACAGCTTCTGGAGCTTGGCGATATGGGCCAGGATGCCGTCATGAACCTCCGGGCTTACTCCAATTTCAGCGAGGGTTGCGGTGGTCTCCTCGAAACCCCCCGCGACACGCTTCATATACACCACTACAGTGTCGTGAGTAGAAGCCATCAGCGTTCCTCCGGCTCAGGCTTGGGTCCGTTCGTGCCGAAGTGGATACACGCCCCGATCAACGGGGCGAGGACGATGCTCAGGAGGAGCCCAAGCCCCAAGAATTGCCAGACGTTCATGACTCGCCTCCAGGATTTTCACCACCTTCGCCCTCCCCGTCAACAACCCGGGCAGGGTCTTGCCGCTGGACAGGGTCCAGGTCCAGGCCCGCAGCGCCCATGGCTTGACTGGTCTCCTCCATGAGGTCGTTCCAGTCCTCCTCCTCATCGAAGTCCTCCGGAAGGATGCCGCGCATGCGCAGGGCTTCGAGGTAGGACTTGCGACTGATGTCCCGCTTGTCGCGGGCGGCTTGGAGGGCGTTCAGGCCCGCCGGGTCCTTCTCCTCCAGGGAGAAGTTCTTGACCAGCTCGATGCTTCCGCCTTCGGAGCCCAGGCGCATCCATTCGGCGGTGATGGACAAGGCTTGGGCCACGGCGTCCTCGAACACGCCCACCATCGCGGCCAGGTCGCTGGAGGCTTCGGCGCTGTCCAGGGCGCGGGCGGTGGCCGTCGTTCCTCCCGGACGCTTCTTCAAGAACTCCGCCCCATAACCCGCCATCTGGGTTTCGAGGTCGTGGAGGTCATCGCGGCCCGCCTTGATAGCCTGACCGCCGTGCTCCACGTAGTAGAACCGGCCCGCCGGGTCCGGGTTGTACAGCACCTTGTTCGGGCCAATGACCACGGGGTCGCCATCTTCTCCGGACGCCCCCGAGCAGGCCAGGAGCGGGAAGCGGGTGACGGTGAGGATGTGGCGTTGGTCGGAGGTCGATTGCCAATGAGCCACGTTGAGGTGAGCCAGGTCCAGGAGCGGGGGCTTGCCCATCATGAAGCCTTGGCGGTCCGCGTAGAAGGTGACCAGCGGGACGTAGTTCAACCCCGTCGCCCACTCATCCACCAGCACCCACTCCTCCTTCTGGGCGTTNNCGTTGAGGTGAGCCAGGTCCATCAGCGGGGGCTTCCCGTGCATGAAGCCGTCCCGTTGAGCGTAGAACGTGACCAACGGGACGTAGGTCAGGCCGGTCTGCCACTCATCGACCACGGCCCAGTCCTCCTTGCCCCCCTTCGCCCCCACCCACTCCCAGAGTTGAACCCGCCCGGGCTCCAGGACCCGGATGCGTTGCTTTTCCACCTCCGCAAAGCCGTCCGGCTCCGTGTACGTCTCCATGATGCGGACGTGCTGCAGGACTTCAACCCCGTTGATTAGATCGGAGCGGGCGAACAGCAGGCACTCCGGCTTGATCATCACCCAGTACGGGCGCAGGCCTTCCGCACGATCGTCCGCCAGCGTGCGCGGTTGTCCGTCCTCCCTGGGCGCGGGCCGGGGGAAGTCGATGAGCACGTGTGCGAAGGCTTTGGCCATGCCCTCCCGGAACCAACGGCGGCAGAACACCGCCAGGTCGTTCCCCTGGAGGTCCACGTCATCCAGCACGGAACCCTCCATGATCTCCGGCACGTCATCCATCTTCAAGTCCTCACTGAAGGGCTTGCCGCTGAGGGTGTCCAGGGTCTGACTGACCATGTTGAGCAGGACGGCGCTGTTGAGGCGTTCCTCATAGCCCTTGTCCGTCTCCTCCGAGTGACGGGGCAAGTACACCTCACGGGCGGAGCGCATGGCTTCGGTCCCGCCCAGCAGCGTCTCGATCAGCCGCCAGCGCGGGACCATCATATCATAGGCGGCGGAGGTCGTGGCGGGGCTTTTCGGGTCTTTCGTTTGTTGGTTCACAAGAACCCCCTATGCTGATTGACTACGGCGCTGGGTAGCCCTGAGCGTTGCGTGTACTTTCCCGTCAGGGGTGTTCAATTCAGCCATGATCTTCTCCGGCCTTCCCCGTTACCCATTCGCAGTATTATCGCCCGAAGGGAGCCCCCGGGCAAGGCTTACATGTCCGATTGTTTGACACCACGCAACTTCTTCCTCACCCTGTAGCGCATAGCATCCCCGATGTGGTCCTCAGCGTCCGTGTCTACGTCATCCAGGTCCCGGTCGTCCCGGGGGAGCACCGGCAGCGTCTCCAGGGTCTGCTGACACCAGTCGAAGATGAACATGCCGGGCGTCTCCCGAAGTCCGCCCCCGGGCGGAGGGCAGGCCCCCTTCAGCATTTTGCGTATCTGCTCCCAACCTTGCTTCCGGGAGCCCGGACCCTTGTCCGCGGGGGTCCAGCGCACGCCCTTCTTCTCCATATCCACGGCGATGCTGTTGCCGTTCTCCACGTCATAGATCGCGGAGTCAGCGGGGCCGGGGCGAACGCGGGCGGTCAGGTCCCAGTCCTCCTCCCGGTCCTTGACCCCCTGGGCGACATCGCTGGCCAGCATCCGCACGCCTTCGTTGCGGGTTCCGTTCCAGCCGTACCACTCCTGGATCAGGTATAGATCGCCCTTCACGCGCCCATACACACGGCCCTGGTACTCGAACGGCTCCCCGTTGGACTCCGCCCACCATAGGACCGCGAAGGGCTTGGAGCTGCCCCAGTCGAAGCTGCGGTCAATCTTCCACCGCTTCGGGATGAGGTGGAGCGGGACGGACGGGACCACGTGGACTTCGCCCCGCCATAGGTCATCGAACATGCCCCCGGCGATGATGTCCCAGGAGCCGTGAAGCCATGCCGCAAGTTCCGAGGGGTTCCGGGCGGCGGCTCGAATCTTGCTGATATACTCCGGGTCAGCGTGGAGCAAAATTTGGTTCTCGTAGATGGAACCATGGATGGCGACACGCGGCGGCTCCCGCTCCCCGTCCCGCATCGCATCCGTGATCACCTTCCCCCGGTAGTGGGGCAGGCGGAACCGGGACTTGACCCAATTGTGCCCGGGTCCGTATGGGTTCGTGGTTGCGCGGTAGCAGCGGGGCATCCCCGGCTTCGTGGAGCGGCAGCACGACATCATGACCGTGTAGCACTTGTCATCGGCCCAGTTACAGAGTTCTTCCCACCCAATCCACGGATAGGCATGGCCGTGGTAATTCCAATAATCATCCGGGGACTTCATGTGGCGCAGCAGCAGCTCCTCCCCGCCAGGGAAGGTCCACTTGTGCTCCACCTTGTTGTAGCGGGCCAGCGGAAAAATCTTGCGGAACCATTTAGTGGTCTTGTTGATCACGTCCGACAACTGGGGGTAGGTCTGGCGGAACAGGATGCCCCGCCACTCGCTGCCGTAGCCCTTCCCCACGTGCTGGAGGAAGTCCATCAGCAAGCAGTCGGTCTTGCCCGGCCCCCGGGTCCCTTCATACAGGACCTCGAAGATGGGCGTGGCCTGGAGGAAGGCCAGCTGGCTCCCGTACTGCGGACACCACGTGGCTTCGTGCTCCTTGCCCGTGGTCGGGTCCACGTAGAACCCGCGCAGCTCCCCCTTGTCCACCTCCCGCCATTCAATCGGGTAGTCCGGACGGGCCGGGATGGCAATGCTCATTTCTTCTCCCCCTCCGGACGCCCGTGCGTCCCCTTCGCCAGCTCACCGAACTTCTCCTGCCACTGGCTCAAGCCGTCCGGAGACGCGGGAATGATCAGGACCCCGGCCCCGGCGTTACTGTAGGCTCCGCCCCCAGACATGTCCTTGTCCTTGAACTCGCCCCGGTTCGCCCGGAGGAGCATGGCCATGAGGCTATCGCTGTACACCTGCTCATAGGCCACGATTTCATCCTTGAACTTCCCGCCCAGGATCGGCTTGGAGGTTCCCTTGGTGGCGCGGCGGACGGCTTCGGTGAGCAGCACCTCGTCAATCCACATCTGCTTTGCGACCTCGCAGGCCTCATCGAACTCCGGGTCACGCTTGCGGTGGTCGTTCACGGTCCCGGGGCTCACCCCCACCTTCTCTGCGGACAACCACACCAAACCCGTTTGACGTAGTTGGTGCAGGTATTGAATCTTGCGCTCCTCCGTGAAGTCCACGGGGGGCTTCTTCGTGAGCTTTTGCATCGGCTTGGACATCACGTCCTCCTTCGACAAGTCTTGAACGTCCCGGGGCCTCACGCCCAGGGACGATGTTGTCAAGAGTATAGCGGGAGGTGTGCGGTCAGGACAAGGCTGAGGTGTCTCGCCCGCGTATACAAGATTGAACACGCGGGACGCGGTTGCCGATGCCCAAGGAGGCACTGCGCTTACCTTCCGCTTGGTTTGACCAGTTTTTACTTACCTTCACACCCTGAAAATCTTGTAAAGGTAAGCGCACAAAAAGTCCATAAAATCAGCCCTTTATATATATATATTATTATTATTACTTAACTTACTTACCTTACTTACCTTTAATTTGCCGGAGGACTTCTGCTGGGCCTCCGGTCGATTTGTCGGGAGAAGTTCTTTTCAACCCAAGTAACCCAAGTAAGGTAAGTAATAATAATAAAAGACAAAGCGGATCAAGGACTTAGGTGCGCTTACCTTCATTGCTGAAAATCTTGTAAAGGTAAGCGTGCGCTTACCTTCAGAACAGGGGCGCGGGGCGGGCGGATCGGGACGTGTTGAACCGGCATTCCAATACGGGGCACCGGGGACAGGCGGGATTGCCACGTTGGGGCCAGTAGCCTCCGGCCTCCGTCCGGGCAATTTCGTCCACCGTAGTCTCGAACTCCGCGCGCAGGGCTTCGAGGTCCGCCCGGAGGAACTTGTGCGTGGTGATCTCCCCGGTGGACAACCATGCATACTTGCCCACTACTTCGTCCACGCGGGGGAAGTTCTCGAACGTGAGCAGGGCGTACATCTTCAGTTGGTCCGGGTCCGCGTGGGGTTTGCCTGTTTTCCAGTCCACCACCAGTGCGGCGCGTTCCGCGATGAGGGCCACGTCCAGTTTGCCCACGAAGTCTCCGGCCCGCAGCTCCTCCTCCACGCGCATCGGATCGCTGCGTTGGGCAATCCGTTCGAGTTGGGCACAGAGGCGTTCCGCGTCCGTCAGCTCCGGGGGCAGCGGGCTTCCCTTCGTCAGGCGGTCCTTCAGCTGGGCGTGGACGCGGACGCCCCGGCGGGCGTCCTCCGTCTCCCCCATCGTCACGTCCCGGGCGATGCGCAACCGGAAGTACAGGTGGGGGCACTGGCGGAACTGCTGGAGGGAGGAGAAGGAGTGCGTCATCAAGTCGGATCAGCGCCCAGGCGTTGCAGGGCGTCCCGGTCGAAGCTCACCCCGAGCGTGTCGAACACATCCGCACAGGCGCGGATCAGGGCCCGCCGGTGGTGGGCCTCCCGCTCCGTCAGGTCGTCCTCGATGTGCTCCGCGCAATCCACGAAGTCCGGCACCGTGTTCTCGAAGCGGCAATAAGACATGTTGGCCATCAGCGGACCTCCTTGATTTGATGAGCGGCCTCAGCGTCCGCGATGCCCTTCAGGTACCAATACCGGAGGACCAGGTGATTGCGTTTCACTTCCTTCGCCACGGCGTCCCACATCGCTTGCTTCTCCGCCTTCGTCAGCGCGGTCCGGAACTCCGCCGGTTGGGGGACGGGCTTCACAGCAGAATCTCCCACGTCATCTTCGCCAGGGCCTTGTGGTCCGGGAGGAAGTGCTTGCGGTCAACTCCGGTTCCGTTCGGGAAGTAGCACAGGCCCTCCGGGGTTTGCATCTCCGAAGGCTGAAGGGAGTGAACGCGGTTCCACTTCAGTTCGTCCGGGTTCCAGACCTCCGAGAAGGCGCGGCACTGGAACTTGTAGGAGTCAGACTCGATGGTGAAGCGAACCGTGAACCGCAGGCAGCGTTCCACTCGTTGAAACAGCACTCCCCGGCGGGAGGTCGTGATCTTCTCATCCAGGATTTTAAACTTGTGCATGGCGCAGGCCTCCGCGTTGGTTGATACAGTCGATGTTGAGTTGTTCAGCGGTTTCGTCTGGGACCCAGTACCCAAACCAGTCCGCTGGGATGCCGGTGACCAGGTCGGTCGGGTTCCCGAAGTTCACGGCGCGGCCCCGCTTCCGGCACTCCTCGCACAGCTTCAGGTAGCGTTCCACGAGGTAGCCCAGGCGCGGGTAGAAGAAGCGCACGTGGCCCGTCCCGAGGACATAGCGCGTGGGGTTGCGCTCGTCGTCTGGACGTTCTCCGCGGGCGATCGCGTCCCGGACCAGTCCGAACACGCGGGGCAGTTCGCGGTACTCCGCCCCCAGGTGCTTGTCGGACAGCCGGGACGGCTCGATGACGTTGATGCGGGTCATGTGTGACTCCATTTCTACGGTTGGTGGTCGTGAGAAGAAGTATAGTGACGACAACCCGAAGAAGTAAACCCCCCTCGCAAAAATTATTTTGTTCAGGGCCCGGCCTCCGCTTCCGACAAAGCGGTGCGGGAACCGATAGG